CTTCAGCTAGTAAATCTTGTCCTCAAAGGTATTAACTTCGTTGTTTCAGGCGCAAGAGAACTAGGCAAGATATTTAACACGTACTTACCCATACTTAATCCTTTAGGGGCTTTTTTCCAGCAATTAGCTAATCTCTTACCTCAAAATACAGAAGAGCAACAAAAACTTGCGGCCGCTGCTGAGGCTGCATCTGATGCAAGTGTTCGTGATTTACAGCTTAAAAAACAACTGCTCGATGTAGACCGCGCTCGCGTAGAAGGTAGTAACCGTATTGCACAACAGAGTCAAATTGATGCCGCATTTACTCGTGATAAACTTACAGCTGAAAAAGAACTAGCAGATGAAATTAGGCGCATAAACCTAGAGGGTGCGCAGCTTACAGAAGGGCAGCGTGCGCTTGAAATAGCTATCGCCCAAGCAAAGGCAGAACAGAAGATAGATGAAGCAGCCATCACAAAAGAAAAAGGACAACAACGCCTTCTCAATGATGCAATTATTGCTGGTTTACAAGACCAGGCAAACGCCCAACAAGCTCAAGCTGATCAGTACACAAAAGCATTATCATCTACAGCAGCAATTCTCCAGATTGAACAGCAACGCCTTCAGCAGCGTCTGCAGTTTACAACGTCATTAAACCAGGAATCCTCGTTAATCAATGGAATTGCTGCGAACCGTAAAAAATTAGCTGACGTTGAGTATCAAGCGGCAGTCACTAGTGCTAATAGCGCTGTACAACAAGCAGCTGCTGAGTACGACATCGTACAAGCTAAGTACGAACAGAATAACGCTGACATTGAGCAAGTAAACGCAGCTCAGCGCAAACTACAGACCGCAATTCAAGCTCGCGGTGTTGACATTGAAGTCGCCGGATTAAAACGGCAACAAGCAATGGAAACAGCCGAACTAGAGCGCCGCCAAGCCCAGGTCAACGCCTACGCCGAAGAATATGCTCGGATTAACGAGCGTGTAACGCGCCAGCTGGAAGAGCAGACTAATGCGCTCAGTAATCGTGCATCGCTGACTGCCGCAATCAGTCAAGCAGTCCAAACAATCAACAACCTAGAGATCGAGGGATTAACTCGGGAGCTGGAGCGCACCAGTAGCACTGAGCGACGTGCCCAAATCATCGACCGTATTTACAAGCTGGAGGTTGAAAACGCCCGCGTTGCTCTAGAGGCAACACGCGCCCAAATCCAGGCTGAACTGGCACGCGCCGAAGCTGCGTATCGAACAGTTCAGCTCAAATATGAAGAACTACGAGCTGTTGTACAGATCGCGGAGGCAGAAGGTGTCGTCAACCGTGCCCATTACGCCGCACTAGAAGCCCAAGGTTCCGCTCTTCGCATTGCAAAAGACAACCTCGCTACTGCAGGTCAAATCGCCCAGTGGCAGTGGAAGGCGGCCGACGCAGTGTTCAAAGCCGCCGTCGACGCCGCCAAACTCAAAAAAGAAATGGGTGGAGCAGCCAGCGCAGCCGGGGAGTTTGCAGGCAACATGGAACGCGCCGCCGCAGCATCACAAAAAGTAAGCGGTATTGGTCAGCAAACTACCGGGGAGCCATTCGCTGCTTATGGCGGCGCCATGGCAATCGAGGATCCTGTCCTCAGAAAGGTGGCCATGGACATTTGGGAACGCGCCTCAGCAGACGCAGCCCGCATGGCACGATCTGGCGCCAGCATTGGCGTGCCCGGACTACCCAATGCCGAGCGCCAAATCGCAGAAATCGCTCTTGCCGAGCGCAAGATGCGTGAAGAAGAACAAAAACGCGCTGAGCAACAAAAAATACAAAATCTAATCACGTCTGGAGAACTAAGTAAGTATCCATTTGAGATTGCGCAGCAAATACGCGCCTTGGTCGATAGGTCGGTGGCTGCTGAACTCGGAAAAACCCCCGACATGGGCTATGCCCAGTTATCTAGTGTTGCGGCAGCGAAAGTAGCTGCTCCAGCTTCACCGACACCCATTACCACTACCGCCCCTATCACCATGGGACTCTCACTCCAGCCGGGAGGCGGCCCTGGCATGGCAATCATCGACAGCTTCCCCAAAGTACCTACCACCATCAATCTGCAAACTGGTCCGGTGCTCCAGCAAGAGGACGGCAAAAAGTACGTCACGCTTTCCGACCTGGAAAAGATCTTGCAGGACTTTGCTGCAGTAGTGTTTAACAACGCCCGCACCGCAGGCGGTCGCCAGTACCAGGGGGTCAACTGATGGCAAACCGCGCCCAATCCCAGTACATCCGCATCTTCGACGAAACAAACACCTACCGCCGCTGGCAGCAGTTCTATTACAACCAAACCGTCACCTGGGACAGCGTGCCTTGGGACTACCACCCGTTTAGCGTCAACGCGCTAGTCGGCAGCTCCACCCAAGCCGAGGCGGGTATCAGCATCACGGTGCCCGCCACATCAGAGGCTGTTGCCTTATTTGCACTGGCACTGGACAACAACTATCTGTGTGAAATCAAGATGTACGAGTTCGATCCGAGGTTGTCGCAGAGCGAACCGCAAGCTGGACAACTGCTGATCGGATCCTACATTGGTGAGGTTACAGGTATCAGCGGCAGTTTCACTGAACTTGACGTCAGCATTGGATCGAGTCTTGCACCTGTCGGCTCCCAAGTCCCGCCACGCACATTCTCGTCTCGCCTAGTGGGCAACCCGGCAAAGCTATGAAACTTCGTATATCCGACCCGCTGGCGCTCCTCCCGTACCAAACGGGCGTCATCTTCCGCTCGACCAGTGGTAAAAAAGTCAAAGACGACCCTGGTACGTGGCTCAATACTCAACAACGTTCTGTTGAACTTGGTACACCCGTGCCGATTGTTTTCGGTCTGTTTGTTGATAACCCAGGCACAGATGATGACTACGGCGGTGTTTTTGTTAGTCCCCCGGCAACCAAAATTCGCTACAACTTAAACACTACATCAAACGAGGTTACAACAGAACTCACGATGGTACTTAGCGAAGGCTACGTACCACAACCGCTAGTGCAAGACGTATATCAACGTACATGCCGACGCGGGACTATGGTATGGGCATACGACAAACTTGCCGGACCATATTTTGAAGCCGGTACGTATACAACTGGTGGCGGAAGCGTAACGATTATATTCCCCAACTACGCAGGCTCTGACGCTGGTACGTATGAAGATATGACGACGCTGTATTACACAAATCAGTTTGCAGCGAATGATGATACATGGCAGAACCAAGTCCACGTATTCGTGCGGCAAGGTATGCACGTCACCAGGCTTGCAGGTGGCGGTGTCGGTCCAAGCAACAATATGGTCGATCTTGCGTATTACCTAATTCAAAAAACAAGTCGTGTACCGGAACTACTCATTGATTCCGTAGCAATGAGTGTTGCTGCGTGGTTTACCGAAGTCAACGAGTTTACCTGGGACGGCATCCTTGATGAACCAGCAAACTTAGAAGACTGGATGCGCGAAATGGCGGGATTCTTCCTGCTGCGCGTATCTGAAAAGAACGGCAAGAAAGGCTTCCGCCCTCTTCTGCCAATCACACTCGCTACTTATCAGATCGCCACTGGATCGGTGAGCTGGAAATTCGGCTTCACTGAAGAGCACTTAGTGCCTGATGGTTTCCAGATCGAGTACATCCCCCTGAGCGAGCGCAAGCCTATTTGCGCTCAGATGATGTGGCGTCAGCAGCCACCTAACGACATCGGCTTTGTTCGCAGCACTGAAGTACGCATCGACGGCGAAGCACTGGAAGGTCCGTACGAGCAGTACGACATGACGCAGTTCTGCACGCGCGAAGACCACGCCGTGAAGGTTGGTGCGTACCAAGTTGCACGCCGCAAGTACGTCACCCATTCGCTGCGTATTCGCGTAAAGCCCGATTCGTACAACACACTCTTAACCCTGGGCGACATTGTGCGTGTGCAACTGCGCCGGGAAAACGACCCTGGCGAAGTTAGCTTCCACGACTATTTGTATGAGATCGAGAAGATCAACAAAACAGAAACCGGCGTCGTCGAGTTCGACCTGATGCACTTCCCAATTGACAGCCTGGGGCGCAGCATCTTGGCACTGTACGTCGCTGGTGCACAAGGCACTGGGTACATGTATGAACTGGGACGCAATGAGTATTCATGCGATGACCCAGATAATGTCGATGATGACACCCCTGTTACTCCAACTGATCCAGGTGACGGCAACAACCCTGATACGCCAGACACTGATGTGGATCTACCGCAACCCGGCACAGATGTGAATAACCCACCGAACGACGCGCCCGTATTTACACCTGGTTCTGAAATCGGTGGCGGTCCCGGTGGCACGACAGGTATCCCCCCATTCGGTGGCATCTTGGTCAATAACCCGGCAGATCCGTTCGACACCAACTCTCCCGGCGGGGGCATCGGTATTGGAGGACTTCCTTCAGGTCGCCCGCTTCTACCCGGTGATGAAGTTGTTATTACGCCACCGTGCTGCCCTAGCACGACGTATATGTGGGCGATTGACCCCGAAACTGGCGAGAAGCTAACCGCCAGTCCGATTGCTGTTGGAACAGCAATTATCGGCGATTGCGAGACGCGCTTTGAAATCTTTAATGAATATCTGTTTGATTATGGAAGGGCCTTCTATTTTGAAACTCGCTGCGAAGACGAAGGTTCACCTGACGGGCTTGGTCCTGTAATTGGCCCTAGTGGAACACTTAGCGTCGGCAACGAACCAAGCACTGCTGCTGGCACGTATTTGTCGGATACGCAAAAATATCGAATTGTGCGGCCTAGTACATTTGCCGGCCCACTAAATTTGACTTCAGAAAGCGCTGTGACGCTGTATTTCCGAACTGACGAATGCACGCCAGGAGCATCAGCAAACTGGCGAGTTAGATGGGAATCCCCCGCTGGTACGTTTAACGACGAAGAACTCTATGGCTATACCTTATGTACAGGTTTTGGCGTATCAACGCCTGAGGTGTACCAAGTCAACAATGACGGTTCACTAACGCCTCTTACAGCGGCATAACCATGGCCACCTTCCCCGCGCTAAAACCAAACGCTCGGACTTTTATTCCGGGGCAAAAAGCTAACAGCCACATCGGCACGTTCGATGGTGACGAACTAAGCGTCCTACACACAAACGCATCAACAAAATATACCTTACGTCTAACATTCACAGGCATGACAAACGACGAGCACTTTGCGCTCGTCAATCACTACATCAACCACGACAGATTTGTCCCGTTCGACATCCCAGCGACTATCACCGCTGGCTCTAACATCCAGATTCCTGCTGGCTACCTGTGGACCTACGTCAGCAGCCCGCAGACGGACTACTCCCCTGGTTTGGTTGTCACAACAGTCGAAATCGAGGCGACACCCCAGCAAGCAATCGCACCAGGGGCACTCGGACCAGTGCTCGAGTGCAACTCCTCTCAGTCAGCTAGTGGCGGACAAGGCACCGACGTTCGCACCATCAATGTCGGATACGGTCTTGGCAAAGTCAAATTCACCTGGAGCGCGTTTAACATCGCCGACCGTTTTGTGCTGTCTGGTGCGCTGAATTACGACACCGGCTTTGTTACAGGCGAGAACCAGATAATTGACCTCGTTAAGATTAACGAGAGCAACCTCGTCACCGTAACCGTTTACGCTCCCACAACCAGCACACAGTGGAATTACACCGTGGGCTGCACTCGCCGCTTTATCTACTAACAATGGCTGACTTCCCAGCACTGATCCCGAACTCGATCAGCTTCGACCTGGGAAGCCTGAACGTCAGCGAAGCACAGACCCAAAGCCTGGTGCCCAAACGGTTCCGCCACTCGCTGCGCACCAGCAACTACACGCTCAATATCAACTACACAGGACTAAGCCAAGCGCAGATCGACGGTCTGCGTGACCACTTTTACGGTCAAAACGGCACACATAATTACTTCAACGTGCCCAGCGAGATCTGGGGCGGTCTAACCGCTGTCTCACCCGGTGCGGTCTATCGCTACGTTGCCCCGCCGCAGGAGGAGCACACCGGGCTCTACTACAACGCCACAGTACAGCTGCTGGTTGTCATTGGCGCCGAACTGCTGTTCATCCTCAACGGCGGTGGTGCAACTGCGCCTGCTACGACTGCGTTCACCTCGTTCGTGTTTAACGGATACGCCCCATTTATCCTTGAGGGAGGTGATGCTGACCGCATCAATCCCTCGGAAACCCTCCTTTTGTACGGCGGCGGCGCAGGCTGATGAGCACTCCAACCACAGTCCAGGTCAAGATCCAACTTCGCCGGGATACTTCCGCGAACTGGGCATCGGTCAACCCGGTGTTGCTTGCCGGCGAGATGGGACTGGAGACCAACACAAACCGAATCAAAGTCGGCAATGGCAGCACCGCTTGGAACAGCCTCGGCTACTTCCCCTTCGTCATCAGCGGCGGCACCGTTACCGGCAACCTTGAGATTGGCACGACTGGCACGCTGACTTTTGAAGGTAGCACCGCTGACAACTTCGAGACCACATTGGGGGTGATCGACCCAACGGCAGATCGCACCATCAACCTGCCGAACGTCTCTGGCACGATCATCACCACGGGTGACACCGGCACCGTCACCAGCACGATGATTGCCGACGGCACCATCGTCAATGCTGACGTCAGCGCATCTGCTGCGATTGCCCACAGCAAGCTGGCGAACATCACCGCCGGCTACGTGCTGATTGGCAACGCCAGCAACGTACCCACTGCCACGCAAGTCACTGGCGACGTCACCATCAGCAGCACTGGCGTCACCGCCATCAGCTCCGGCGTGATCGTCGATGCGGATGTGTCGGCTACGGCTGAGATTGCGGTCAGCAAGTTGGCGAACGGTGCTGCGCGTCAACTGCTGCAGACCGATGCCGCTGGCACTGGCGTGGAGTGGACGAGCAACGTGGACATTCCTGGCACGCTCGACGTGACCAGCACCGCCACGTTTGATGGCGATGTGACGGTTACAGGCAACCTGACCGTCAACGGCACCACTACCAACATCAACACTCAGAATCTTGTCGTTGAAGACAAGAACATCATCCTCGGTGATGTAACTACACCCACCGATGGGACAGCCGACGGCGGCGGCATCACACTTAAAGGTGCGACTGACAAAACGATCAACTGGGTTGATTCCACTGATGCGTGGACCAGCAGCGAACGATTC